TAGAGCAAGATCTTTGATCTCTTCCTTCGCCTTCTGTTGCTCGCGCTCTTTTACCGTCTTAGTCATCATTCACCTCAATCTGTCTTGTCGCTTCTAGATTCTTCAATACCGTGTCAAATACGTGTCTTGACTCTACCTGGATCGGGGATCCGTCTGCTGCCCCGGTAAGCGCTACTCGATCGCCGTACTTCTTTGGGTTCCACTTTGCGAGGAGCTTCAGCCTAGTTTCAATCTGTAGCTTCCTATGACCCAGCATATCCTCAACCGTCGTTGAAGTGCCCTGATCAGACATCACCTGCTTCTGGCCCCACTGTGGAGTGTCTGCAATCAATAAACACTCTTCCGCAATAGCGTCGTAGCCTTGATCCCGCGCACGCGCGATTGCTCCCGAAAGATCTGTGCCGCTCTCACCCAAAGCAGCATCCTTAGCCATCCACTCATAGATCTTCTGCCAAGCTGGCATATGGTCATCGCGGCAGATTTGACGTAGCGGTTCTCCGTTACTGAGTCTTTCGCATATCTCTGCTGCGATCTCTGGTGTGTACTTGCTTGGTCTACCGATCTTTTTTGGAACCTTTTCTTGTTTTATAACGGTTTCCGATTTCATCGTATTCCCTAAAGGTTTTTGGTTAGTGGCTGCAACTTCACTAACACGGCTGGGGACTCCGGTACGGACAGAGTGACGCCACATAATCTCACCGCTAGCGCCCATCCCCATGCGTGTTAGGCCCGTCTTTCCGGGCTGTCGGCTCACACTCATCCTTGAGGAGACACACTAAAGAGGATGATATGAGCTGCCGGTGTTTTTATCCACCCCCGGCTGGGATCATAGCTAGTGCTAACCAACCCAATACCAAAACTAAGCTTACTCCAAAATCCTCATGCTTGATCAAACTGACGCACCAGTTGCGAGTCTGTCTCTCCCGCCAAATGCCTGAGATCGGATAGGAGGAGTCTCGCTTCGCGGATTCGCTGCTTGAGGATCGCATCTTCGATATCCTTGAGGGTTTTCTTGATGTCTAGCAAACCTTCGACGTAGTCAATCATATTTTTTGAGTACCGGGATGCAGGTTTTTGAGAACCAGTCGATGTCAACGCCGAGGTCGTAACCAGACGCAATCTTGCCCCACCAGACCATGACTTCTTCATCGCTCATCGTCCAGAACGGTGATTTTCCTTCTAGCTCTTCTGACGGAATCACGCCCCAGAAGGCATTGTCTAAGACCGCTCGAATTGATTTCATGTCGCTTTCCTTCGCTTTGATGTAATTGTGACTCAGATTTTAGACTCTGTCAACAGCTTTCCAGTAGCCCCGCTCGTCTTGCATGATCTCTTCCCACATGGCTTCGATCTGCGCCCATTCTTGTGACGTTGCCTTCCTCGCAAGCCACTCTGCCGGGTAACCTTTCCGATCTAACACCTCAAGACCGTCGTCGTTTGCCTGGATGATGCAAGGAATTCCGCTGATCTTCGCTTTCATGTCGCTCTCCTGTGTTGATGGTGTAATTCTATGTTTCATTATCCGAGCAGTACAATGAATTATTTCTATCGAACCTTTACGCTTGTGAGGCTAGAGCTATACCCTCTTTAACCGCTTCGTAGTACCCGCGGTGAATTGATTTATGCCGTGGGCCTATGAGAACGTACTGGTCTGAGTTTAGATCCAGATCTGGCCTAACCTCGAAGGTTTTAACCCCTTTGATCGTAGCGTAGACACCTTCTCTTTGATACGTCTCACTTACTTGTGGCTTCATGTTGCACCTTGTAGTCGTGGAATACGGCACCGAGGGATTTGTCCCCCACCTCACAGTTTTTCACCCAGCTCTTTTTCCCAGTCTTTTTTATCGTTCGCCAATGGCCGCGGCGCTCATGCCATCTCGGGCTTGCGTGAGTCCCCCCTCTACTCTCGCCCCTTGGTTTGGTCGGCTCGATGACTACGGTCGTCCAATCGTATGTAGGCACCTTACCCTGGCGGATCTTCTTCTCGTGGTTGGATCGCTTTACCGGCAGGTGACCCGTGGCCTGGTTGGTCTCCAGCGACTCAAGGAAAGCCGCGATGAAAGCCAATACCCCAGTCGCATGACTAGTGCGGTAGTCGAACGGCGTACCGTCCCGGTGTCTGACCTTGATCCCCTCGTCGTCCACGAGGTACATGAACCCGGCGATGTCGTGATATCGCTTGCCGTCGAATTGCACCCCAGCAACGCCAGTGAGATCACCAGAGCGGCTCACGAAGATCAGGGCCTTCTTGTTCTCGTAGGCGCACACCAGCGCCGTCTTGGGGTACGGCAAGGGCCGGGATAGCACCTCGCCGCTGATGGTCTGCTCGTGCTTATAAGCGGCGGTCATATCAAACCAGTGATGGTTGATGGCATCCTCGGGATTGGCCGCCACAAACTCTTGGATGAGCGGAGTCACTTCTCCGCCTCCTCAACCTTTACCTCTAAACCTTTAAGGGCCACTAGGATGTTGATTCGTGCATCGAAGAGATCACGGTACTTTAAGCCCTCTGGTGCGTCGGATTGCTTGATGACCCAGTTCATCGCTTCTAGGGCTTTAGCCAGGTTAGCTGCATTCACTTTCATCGCTGTCTCCTATGGGGCCGAAGCCCCGGTTGATTACTTCGCTTCGCACTTGACCGAGAACACCGCGGAGGTCTTGGTGTACTCAGCAATCAGCTCCGCAGGGATGTTCAGCACCTTAGCGATCGCCTTCCAATCCACGGTTGAACGATTGGCTTCGATGTACGTCGCCACAAACCCGTCACCCTCAAACTTGCGCTGACCAGACAGGTTAGCCTCATCCTTCAGCTCGTCCTTAATCGCATCAGCCTGCTCGGTCAGAGCTTTGATCTGGGACAGAAGAGCGCCGAGTTCGTCAATTTTGGTGGTGATCATTTTCGCTTTCCTTCGCTGTTTACGCATCAGGTATTGATGCGATGGATGTAACTGTACGTTAGATCACATACCCCTGCAAGCCCTTTTTTACTAGGGCAAACCCTAATCGTTTCATTTTTTGTGAAACATTTGTCTACAACCTTCTGCATGAAATACAGGCTCTAGAAGGCTCTGGAAGCGTTTGGACTACGAAGTCCGACTTTGACCCGAAAATCGCTTGTAGGCCGTTTTAAGCGGTTTTAGAGGCATTGCTACGCACTTCGGACAGTAGGTCTTGTTCGTCAAAGCCCCAGTGCTTTGGAAAACCCTTTGTTCCCAGACCGTGGATCCCGGTTTTGCCGCGGTGATGTTCCGGGCATAACGGGATAACGTCCCAGTCACTCGCCCGCCTCCCGGTTCCGGTTCCGGCTCGCGGATGATGCAGCTCCGCTGGCGTACCTGGGTAACCCATGCGCTGACAGACGATGCATCCCATCTCTGCGACTTCGCGCATGTACCGCTTGACGTTCATAGCGTCGCACTCACCTGGGTTCTTGCCGTGGCTTGCTCGGTTCTCCAGACGTCAACCCTCATCCGTGCGGCTTCGAGCATCCACTTCAGTTCTTCTTCTTCTCGTGCCGCTTCTTTGATACCCGCAAGGATCTCTAGGTACTCAACGTCTGAGTACGCCTCCCTCTCTTGGGCGTTCACCGCTTCATACCCGCGGGCTAAGGCTTCTTTCATGAGTAAAGCCTTCTTAGACTTGCGAAACTCTTCGAGATACATACGGTTCGCTTTTGCCTGCGCATAACTCTTCGCTTTGGCAATCATGAAGTCAATCGCTTTGTGTGGATCGTTCATCCTAGTTCCTTCAATAAGTCTTTCAGTTGTTCAAAGTCTCGTTGTTCTAACTCTTTTGCAGTCTTTGTCGACATACTCAGTTGTTTTACTTTAGTTCGTCGCTGTCTGTCCCTTCGAATCATCTGACTTACTTGTTTTACGATCTTGTACTGTTCTTGGGTCGTCAACACTTTCAATCTCCACTTTCAACATGCCCGCTACGATGTCACCCCAGACAATCCTTAAATCTACAATCTGAGAATCATCTTCCCAGATACCGGCATACGTTAAACTGTCTAACGTCGCCTTCAAAAGATTATCAAGGTCCCGCTTTCGATTATCTGGCCTGTACGCTGTTATCGTTACTTTGACGCTTTTGGTATATCGCCAACTGCCTTGAATCAAACTTGATACTGCTTGTCGATATTCTCTCCCCGCTTTACTAATGATCATTCGACCGCGGAATGTTCGCCAGTAGGTATTCACTGACGGAGGCCACGGCAACGTAATCATTGTCTCTGGCTCGGTATGCGGTTACGGATTCGATCTGCCATAACTTCTAATACTCCGCGTATCGAAACGTCCTGCTCTGGCATCTCGGCTTCCAAGATCTTGGCGCACTCTTCACGTTCAATCATCACCGCCTGCTTAGAGGTTTCTATCGCTATAGCCATGATCTCTGCTTTCGCCTGTGCTAGAGCTTCGTCAAACTCCTTCTGGGTGTACAGAGTCTGCTGCGCTCCAGAACCGAGTAAGAACCGCTTTTGAAAGTCACTCAAATTAACCTTGCTCATTTCCACTCTCCTTGTTGGCCCCTGTTTCCTCGAAACCATTGGGTTTTAGTATCTTCTTCTAACCTAGACCCTGGATGTTTCTCGTTCCATTTGTTTAGCCACTCATGTGCTCTTGTCCGGTCTTGCATTCGATACCGAATCAGCCAGCGGACTAAACACTGGTGCCTATACAAATCTTCTCCGGTTTCAAAAATCCCCGGCATCATCAAAAGCCATCGGTACACCTTCCGGTGATTCCAGATACTGCAAAGAGTCTCGGTGAAACCAAAGTTTGTACCGTTCCTCAGCAGCTCCGTTTCTTTGTTTCTCACACATTAACAACATATCGGGCACATCTTCGCTAACTGTTTTGCCATCTTTCAACATATTCTCTTTCTTACGATTCCTCCAAACGATAAAAACATTATCAACCTGATCTGTGATTGAACTTGATCCCTTAATATCCATTTTGTTCGGGCGATCTTCTTCGCTACCACTCTTGCGAATATGATGAACAAGGTGAATATGAATCTGATGATCCCGAGCAATCGCTGTTAACCAATCCACGAATATCTTTTGACCGTTGTAGTCATCTTCACCGGCAACGCACTTCATTAAGTTATCGATGATTATGTGCTGACACTTAACTTCTATCGCTGAGTATCTCGACATAGCAATAACTTCCCGCGGGGACGTAGATCCCTGCTGGTCGTATAAATACATCTTCTTGTTCAGCGCATTCACCATCCGAATCCGGTTCTTGTCGAACCAATCATCCAGGCTCCCAAACTGCGGCGCTCGAAAGTTCTTCGCATAGAACTGCTGGGCAATACGCTCAAACGTCCGAACCGGAGTCATCTCGAAGCTGGCAATCACAACCTTCTGGCCTTGCTTGCAGAGACTCAACGCAACCTGGGTGGTAAGCATAGACTTGCCAGAACCGTTAGATCCTGCCCAGATCGTCACCTCACCAGGACGGAACTCAAAGTCATCCCAAGACTTCGACCAAGGAAGAGTGATCCCGCGCTTCTGCGGCGCAGAGATGATGCTTTCAAAGTCGCTCTGGTAGTGAATGACATCCCGAACCTTGCGGGACATCTCCCGAGGCTCGTAGTACGCCTCAATGTCAATGTCGCGGATTATTTCCATCCTGCGGCCTCCCAGTTCTCTTGCGCTTTAGGCTTTCGTTCTGCGTACCACTTTGCGTTGAATGTCTGCCAGTTGTACTGGATGCAAACTTTCAGCGCTTCCTCAAGGGTCAGGCCAGACTTCTCAACTTCAACGCAAATCATCGTCAAGGCAGTCAACGTCATCGGGGCGGACTTCTTCTTTCTGACGTCAAGAAAGTCTTCCCAAACCTGGTCTGAAACATCTTCTGGTTTAGATATGGAGGTACGCTTTGCGTTACTTCTTTTCTTTATTGGTTCTTGGATTATGGATAATGGATAATGGATAGCATTGCCTTCGGACTGCAAAGGCTCTGCGTCCGCTATGCCATCGCTATGCGAACGCATCCACCTTTTGTTAGCAGATCCCTTTGCTTTCAATGACTTATCTACAGCCTCAGAAATTTCTTTATCGGCTCGGCTATTTCTATACAAATCTCCGTCGATGAAAAAAAATTCTTTCAGCACTCGATCGACCGCATCTTTTTCTTGCTTTGACCGAGCGCCTACAAGACGTTGAACCTCGCTGCTGTTTGCAGGCAAACCGTGGTCGGAGTAGTACTTACGAAGGCATCGCAGGTACGCTGCATCCTCCAGCCACGTAAGGTGCGCTGTCGCTTGCGCGTAGTCACCTATATGTAGCTTGAAGTAGTGCATGGCTCATTCCCTTGGCGTGTCGGAAACTGGGCCGTGATATGCCTCATGCTTAAGTCGGTCAAGCTCTTCCAAAAGTCTTTCTAGCTGACCAATGTGTATCTTCACTGAGTAAGCAATCTTATAGTTGTAATACTCCTCAATGACGACAGATCCGTATCCGTCGCCCCAAGCTCTGATGGCATTGGTTGCGTGAAGTTTGACTGGCATAACAATCTCCATTGGTGGACGATCCCAGAGTGGAAATTCCGGGTCGGGCCACCCAATTGCTGGGTAGAGTACGGGCCTGAGACCGCCCCCAATGGAGACTGCTTCAAACCCAACCTATGCGCTTTCCACGGCGCTGAAAAACATCCTAGTACAACTACTTCGACTTTGCAAGCTTTGGCCGACCACCGAGCCTCCCTTGTTGTCGGAGATCATCTGTACGCTTCTTGCGGCGGTCTACATCCTCCTGGAAGCAGTAGTTGACGTATCCCTCTGGGGTCGGGTGGAAGTAGTCCCTCAGAACCGGTTCTATGCAGTCCCAGTCCAGTCCTACAGCCTTCTCTAACGCAGCATGATCTAGCGGTAGAGGAGCTTCTCCCAGGTAGTACAAATCAATCATCCGTCGGAAGGCTAGATCCTCCGCGTCGGGAAGATCTCTAGTCATCCCGCGGTACTCAGAAAAGTTGAACTTGTAATACTTCATGACACCTCCGGGATAGGACGCCACTCAGTTTCGATCACGTATCTATCGCCGTCTCTGAAGCCTTCCATTGCCCAAAGTTGCTCTAGAACCTGGATGGTTCGCTCGTTCATGAACGTATGATCGACTTGTTCCTTGATGGTTTTTTTCACAAGCCTGAGTTCAGGTGTAGGTTTCCAGTCCATGCTATCTCCACAGTGGTTCAGACTTCTCAGGGACAAAAACAGACGGCCAGCGCTCATCGAAATACGTATAGCCTGAATTTTGATAGTTCTTTCGCCAGGCTACAGGCGTGCGATTCGGCGGTACGGTGTAGTTCGGTTGCCCACCAGAGTATGTTTTGACCCAGGGTTTTTGCTGTGCTTCTAGCTCGTCGATCCGTTTTGCCATGCGCTGCTGTTCTTCAACCATGACAGCCATTGCGTCCCAGTCTGGATTGAAGTCATTGGGCTGCGCCAGCCTCTCGCGCAGGGCGTCACGCAGCGGATGATAGGCGTCATCATTGCCGCATTCCGCTTCGTAGTCCAACACATCCAGCGCCTGCTGCATCAGTTCTCTGTCAGTCATATCTCAAGACTTTCAATAATGTGTGCGAGCTCATCAATGACGGCTGTGGTTTGTTGTCGGTATTGATGGATGGACAGGCCGAGCGGTGAAGCCACTGGCGATACCTCAGTAGAGGCTGTACGGATCGGAATATCTGCCATCACCGGCTTGAGGCGCATATATAGTGTTTCTACCGTTGCCTTCAGCAGGTCAATCGTGCATTGCATCTCAACGCATTGCCGCTCAATCTGGCTTTTGTATTGCTCTACTTCTGGGTTTTGTTTACATTGGTTCATATTGTGATCTCCGCTCATGATGTATATCCATCCTTAACAACTTTGTGCAGTGCTTCAGTCAGCGCACCGATCAGTTGCAACCTGTCTTGTGTCGGGCTGCTCTTGATCTTGAACTGCCCACGATCTTTCCAGAACAGCACAACGATCGCTGTGTCTGGGTTCTCGTCAATCGCTTCGTAGAGTATTTCCGCTGCGGCCTCTTTGTACTTGTCTGTGATCGCTACCGGTTGTAGTTTGGTCATGTGTTCTTCTCCTTCAGCTTTGTTTCTGCCCACCAGACTGCTGACTCAAACGCTTGTTCCGATACCCAAGATTCTGTTTTACCCTGCTGAACATCTTCATCCGTCAGACCGACCCATTGGCACGGTGCGGTGTAGAGCGGCCATACTTTGTCTGCCTTGTAAGTAGTCAAGTCAGTCTGATAGCGCGTGATGTATCGCTCGTTGCCCTTCCAGTGACTTGTGTACATCCACGCCACCGGCTCCTTAGCCTGCTCGATGGCGGTGCGGAGGGCGGTGACGGCTTCTCTACCTTTGTTCTCGACTTGGCGCGTTTTCCAAGCATCCTGTGGCGGATCAGACAACAACATGACTCCGTGACTGCTTAACGCTAATTCCAGTGCCTCCAGTGCCTGACGCATGACCTCAACGCTCATGATGGTTTCCTTTGTCCAGTCTCGAACGCTTCTCGATTGTCTGCGCTGTGATGCACAACCATCCACTCATCTTTATGTAAATCTGGACAGCACCAACATTCCGAGCTGTATTCATGCTCTTTCAGGTCATCAATCGGTACGACGTGCGTAACATATCCATCTGTTTCAGATGGCCCGCTAATCAACTGCCACATTGTTCTTCTCCTTTAGCTTTGCTTCGATTAGCCGAATGTCATCCCACCCGACCGTCGATGTTTCAGGCCACATCTCAATGATGTCCTTATTTGTCAGCCCGACCCATTGGCGCGGTGCGGTGTATAGGGGAATCCATTCAGCAGTTGGACTATTTGGCTTTCTGACTGGCTTAAAACTGTGAAAATCTGTAATGCCAGATTCAGAGTCGTACCACGCCACCGGCTTCTCAGCCTGCTCGATGGCTGCGCGGAGGGCGGTGTGAAGCGCATCGCGTGTTGCAATCTGTGTCGGGTGAACTTTCACGCTATCAATAAACTCCAGCGCTTGTTTCATGGCTGCAATGCTCATATCTCTACCCCAAACCGGTCGATGATGTCGTCCATCACATGATAGGCACCTCTGCGGTCGCAGATTCTTATGACTTCACGAACAATTAACTCGGCGAACTTTTTAGCATCCAAATGGTTGGTTTGATGATCCCAGCATTGTTTCTCAAGCTCACGAATTAGTTCGTTCACAATATCCCCCTACCTGTCAGCACCCACATAAACGGGAATGCAATCAATCGAATCAATCGCCCCATGACGCTTGAGTTCCTGCTCGTGTTGAACTCAATGACTTGTTCTGTGTAGTCTGTTTGGTTGTTCATTCCACCCTCTCATACGTTGCTTCAAAGATGTCGGGCTTGCAGGGATAGTGCTCGCCCTTGACGCCGGTGATGATCCAGTCTCCGGGGGTGACGATGTGACCGCCCTCAAGGGTCTGCACCCATCCGTGATAACCAAGCCGGTATCCGCTCGGCAGTCCATCCAATGGCACCTTCAAGACCGCTGGGTGATCTCCATCCTTAAACCACTGCGTAGCCTCGATGACCACGGGCTTCTTTCTGAATTTCATTTCTCACCCCTAGCTCTGATGGCATTTGCGATGGACGCGTACTTTTCTTCAGTGGTATGCCCATCCCACGGTTTTGTGTAAGGCGGCAAATGTGCAAACATCTGCTCATCGTCTGAGTGGTAGTGCCATGAAGCCTGCCCCCACGGAAAGTCAATGTAGACGCACCCATGCCACGCCTCGTCCCATCCCTCAATGGCGGTCTTGGCTTTGCCGGAGGGGAACAGCGTAGACAGCAACGCCACCAATTGGTTGCGCTCTTTGTAGACTGCATCGCAGTTCATGCTTGCCCCCTTGCTCGGATTGCTGCAGTCAGTTTAAATGCCCACACAGGCTCGGCGTATTGCAGAGCGTAGTTCTCTACCAACTTTGCACACACCTCTCGCTCGGCTGCGGCGACAAGGGCGGCGAAGCGTTCAAGTCGTGGGTACAAATCCGACAAATCGCTGAACGCTCTGCGGGCGGGAAATCCCGCCGCTTCTGCCATACGGCTAATGTCGTCTCGTGTCATTTCTCACCCCGATTGCGGATAGATTGCGCTAACGCATATCCTTGGTCATCCCATGCGCCGCAGTAATCTTCGACAACCTTCGCGCATGCTTCTCGTTCAGCAGCAGCAACAAGTTTTGCAAACCTTTCTAGTCCAACGACGTTCATCTCGACAGTTTGCCCAGACCAGTTGCCGCACTCTTTAGCCATCCTGATGATGTCTTCTCGTGTCATCTTTTGTTCCTCACAGACTTTACTGTTTTCCAATTCCTTCCATAGGCTTGTGATGCTACGTTTGCCTGTCTCCACTCCAATGCGTTAGCCAACACATCAAGGTTTGACTGCATCTTATCTGCTGTCTCTTTCATCACTTTCCTTTTGTCTTCTGGGTTACCCTAGGTGTCTAAATCAATCTTGTTCATCCATGCGACAAGATCGTCATCAGACATCTTTGTGTCCCACAAACGATCATTGAGCCTAGGCAAAAACGCTGCAATGAACCTAGGAACCCTAGTTCTATGCTGTCGTTCATGCCTCGGAGTTCTCTTTAGTTCGTAGAACTTTCGCCACGAGATGTTCTGATCCTTCACAAACTGGGCGCATACATTCGCTGTTATTGGATATTCCATACTTCTAAAAGCCGCCAGCAACGCCCGATCCCAAGCCTCCTGTAAGACCTCATCTATGGCTTCACCTAACAGCTCCTGTATTGAATTCATTTCACTTCCCTTAAGAATGTTTCCTCTGTCTTGAACCGATACCCGCACTTCCTACAAATCCTTAACCGGATGACATAGAAGACCTTGTAGACCTTCGTCACCCCCTGACACCGCGGACAAATCATCGAAACAGATCCGGCCTGAGATCCGCACGAGTCACCTGACCTAACGTCACAGACTCAATCGACACACACAACTCAGGACTCGGAACCCTTCTCCCTGAAACGATCTGACTCATCCAGGTTCTCGTGATACCGAGCTTGACGCACATGTCAGCCTTAGAACCCCGTTTTTTCCCTCTGAAGAACTCTTTCAACGTCATCACTAAACCTCCTTTGTGTATTTGCATGTTACATGAATGCCTTGACATGTCAAGCGGAATGTATGCTATAGTTCGATTTCCTTAACAAGGAGCTACAGCGATGGACAAAGACTTTGTGTGGATTCACTCATCAAAGACCGACATCTCAAAGAGGATCCGAGAGGAGTGGGAAAGGCTTGGACAGCTTCCCCCGAGTGACGATCCGGTCATTCAACAGCGAAGGAAAGAAGTTCTGGAGAGAACCCATGAGATCTGATGAGTTTCATCAACTTATGACAGAGCGCCTAGAACGACTGACAGAAGCCGTTGAAAGGGCTGAACAAGGTCAGGCAACCGAAGACGATTGGACAATCATCCGCTACGAATGCGGGCTAGAAAGGAAACAAAATGCTTATAGCGCGAGGCAGTCAGAGCACCTTCAAACCAGTCCCACCTGGTTCTCATCTGGCAAGGTGTTATCGAATCATTGACCTCGGGACTCAAGTCTCCTCCTATCTCGGAGTAGAAAAGTCTCAACACAAGGCAATGTTTCAGTTTGAGGTTCACGGGGAAGATGAAGACGGCAACCCTCTTGTCACTTCCAAGGGTGAACCGATGTCGATCTCTAAGAACTACTCGGTCTTCCTAGGGCAGAACACCTCCCTACGGGCAGATCTTGAGTCTTGGAGAGGTAAGCCCTTTACGAAGGAAGAGATCGAAGGCTTTAACCTAGCGAACGTCTTGGGTCATTGGTGTTTGATCACGGTCATCAAAACAACCGGCAAAGATGGCAACGAATACGCCAACATCTCAGCGATCTCCCCGGTTCCAAAGGCTATGAAGGTCAACCTTCCAGAGCCCGTCAACGAAGCCAAGATGTTCTCTATCAAAGATCCAGACATGGAACTCTTTGAGAGCCTTTCCGTCAAACTCAAGGAAAAGATTATGAACAGCCCTGAGTGGAAAGCTCGGAACGAACCAAAAAATTACCCGCAACCATCATCTAACTTCGATGACGATAATTCCATTCCATTTTGAGGAGAGTGACATGTACGTAACCCTAGTTATCCCGCAGGAAGCCGTTGTAGCGGTTCTAGACGTTCTCTACAAGTTGTCTATGAATCCTGTAGTCACTGCGTCTTCTACAAAGGATGCTTTTGTGGAAAACGTAAAAGAAGTTTCTGTGGCTCCACGCAAACGCGGTCGTCCCCGTAAGGCTAAGTGATGCCACCCGAGCGGATAGAGTTCTATTCCCAATTAGGGAAGATAGGGCACCTTGACTGGAGCGACGGGAAACTTATCTTTTCCGGGGATGCAGAAGAATCCGCTCGGGCCTTCTTTGACAACCTGTCAGCCCTGTTCTTTGTCAAGCTCCAGGAAGCCTATGAAGAAGGTTACATGGACGCAAAGAAGGAGAAAATAAATTGAAGTTCCCAAGTGAATCTGGACACTGGTACGCCCGTGACGGAACTCCGGCCTATACGGTACAAGGCTCTAACGGAGTACGTCCAACGACCCTCAGAGACGCTCGAAAGCTTAATCTAGTCCCGAGTGTTACGACGATCCTAAACATCGCTTCTAAGCCCGGTTTAGAGCTTTGGAAACAGAGACAACTGCTTTTAGCTGCGCTTACTCTACCTAAGATCAATAGTGAATCCGAGGACGACTACATTGACCGGATCATTCGTGATGCGAAAGAAGAGGGGAAAGCCGCAGCGGATGCCGGAACCGATATCCACGCCTCGATAGAGTCTTTCTACCGCGGTGAAGTCGTCAGTACGAACAACTTCCACGTTAAGGGCGTCGTTGACGCTCTTCTGAGTAACTTTGGCCCTCAAGCCTGGATAGCGGAACGATCGTTTGCGCATGAACTCGGATACGGAGGAAAAGTAGACCTCCATTGTCAAGACTACGTCGTAGACATCAAAACCAAAGAAAACCTAGACAAGGTAGAAGCGTATGACGAACATCGACTCCAACTTGCGGCATATCGTATTGGCCTTGGACTTCCTAGCGCCAAGTGTGCCAACGTCTTTGTCTCACGCGCACATCCTGGCATGGTTACAGTCATCGAACACTCCGAAGAAGACATCCAACGAAGCTGGGAAATGTTCACCTACCTGCTCAAGTTCTGGCAACTCTCTAAAGGCTACCAATGAAAAACATCTCCGCCTTCCAAACAAGTGACGGCACACTCTTTACCGATAAGAGCGCCGCAGAAAAACACGAAACCTTTCTCGCCGGTCGTGCAGAGATTGAAGTCTTTCTTGAGTCAGACATCAACCCCTATCGAGCCGTTGCCCATCGTGCAATAGCCCGAAACACCGTCGTCAACTGGACACTCTGGAAGAACAAACATGCTAAGTGATGAACTCATCAAGCAGGTCTATTTCTATGCCGAAAATAGAGGTGGCCCTATCGGAGAAGTAGACATTCTAGACTTTGCTCGCAAGATTGAAGCGGTTCTAACTCCGACGATCAAGCTTCACGAACATCAGCGTTGCGTAAAGATTGTCTCTGACTTAAACAAAGAAGTCGGCAAGAAGCTTCATAGTCTGAGACCATAAAAAAAGACCCTCCGAAGAGGGTCAACCCAAGAGGAGAGTCATGGGGAAACGTATTGCGCAGCCTCCGGGGCTGTTAAACCCGGCTCTGATGGCATTTGAGGCCGCTTCTGCTGTTCTCTAACGTACTGCGCTGCGGGGGCCATAATCGCTAAAGGTATTCCAATAGGCGCAGTAGGTGGAAATGCCGCCATCCCGGCACCGGCGGCTCCTAATCCCGATAAAATCTGTCTAATCCTATCTGGATCCGGTTTGCGTTCTTCTTGAATGATGTCTGCAATATCCATTCCGGCAGAACCTAACGCAAGAGGTGGCGCTGCGTACTTAGCAACAGTACCAAGCCCCCTAATTGGCGAACTCTGCATCATAGATTCAAACAACCGAGAAACTTGATCTAATCCAGAAGGCTTTACAGGGGACGGCCTTGGAGCCACCATTTGCCCTTGTTGTCCACGAGGGCCTATCGTTTGCGCAGGCGAACTTCTAGGAATCAATACGCCGGATTCCGTTGATGTGAGACCAGGAACCCCCGCAAGAACACTACGAGCTCCCTGTTGGACAACTCCCTTCTGTCTCAAGCTTTCAACTAACTGCTCGGCTTCTTTTGCTGCTGCAGCCTGTTGAGCGGTTGCCGTATTAAACCCCTGCATCCGCGCTCGTCCGGTAGCACCCTCTTCGGTCGTTCCTTGAAGGATACGCTCTACGTTAGGCGCCATAGTAGGTGGAGCGCCAGTAGGGCTCATAGGCATTTGCGATGCACCTGCAGCCATTTGAGCAGCTAGACGACCTTGTTCACGCGCTTCCCCGAGTTTTCTAGCTCCGGCCATACTTGCTTGACCAACACCTGCTGCGGCAGACCCGGCAGCACCGATACCTGCACCGATCCCTCCGTACAACATCTTCTCTGAACGAGCAGCAGCCTCTGAAGGAGGTTTTGGCGGCGGAGCAGGCTCAAACTCAAACTGTTCCTTCGGAGCAAGATTAGCAATCGCCTTGTTGATTTCTTCATCCGTCATGCTGTCAGGGAACTCAACCTCCCCGTAGCCAGGAACCTCTCTGATCTTCATGGCTTACTCCACTTGCCCGGTAGCAGGATTGAATCGCCTTCTCGTTGATTGCTTAATTCTCTGACCCTCAGCAACCCTTGAAAGATTCCTTTCATACTGATCTCTCAACTGTTGATACTCTTGAGTACGCTTCAGATCACGAATCGGCAGGTTCTTGTCTTCATACAACTTAGCAACGTCTTTATCAAACTGACCACGCAAAGTGATCATGTCTGCCTTCATCCGAATAGATCCGGGGATGTCTTCCGGGTTTACACCTGCTTTAGCAAACAACTGCTGTTCGTAGTTAGAAACTGCACCCTTCGTGTACTGCGCCATCTTGATCTGATTCTCAACCATCAAACCAATCGCTGTTTGATACTTAGCCTGTTGCTCCGGGGTTAGTCTCAGATTCCTCAAGATAGTCTGAATCTCTGGAATACCGACAGCGACTCTTCCACCGGGAGTCGTAACTCCAACCCCCTGCTCTACAAGTCTGGCAATCGCTGAAGACACCTCGTTGTTGCTCAAAATGCCAAACATGTCGTTAGCCGCAGGATCGTCTGCAAACTGTCTCAAGACATTCGCTCGACTCATAGCCGACGTAGCATCATCAGAAGCATCAAAGATCTTCCTGCGCTGTTCGTTCTCGTACTTAGCCCTGTCCTCTGCGGACAGATTCTTCATTTGCTCCTCGCGCTGACGTTCTTCTTTCGTCGGGACACCAGGCTTAAACTCAGGCATACCCGGAGACGCTCCAGGAGTTAATCCAATATACGCAGAGATAGAGTCTCTGGCTTGAGAACTATTCGCTCCGAACTTCTGAGCAGCAGCGTCATACTTCGCGGCAAGCTCTTTCGGAAGATCTACAGACCCACCCATACTCGGAATGTATCGAGAAACCGTCTCGGTACTTACGCCACGTTCTGCAAGCGCTCTAGCTCCGGCTTCACCTCCGGCTAGTTCTGCAGACGACGGAAGCTTAGAGACGTACTCTTCAATAGCCCTCGGATTATTTTGTCGTACTAAGTCTTTAGGAACCCGCTGCGGCCCTCGAGACGTACTAATCTCAACCGTATCTCCGGTCGGACTGAAGTACATCTTGCCGGTCAGTTTGTCTAATACAGCGTTATCCCGATAAACATACCGATCGTTTTCAAGCTTCGCGGCTTCCGCTAAAGCATCCGCAAGAGACATCTTGCCTTCACGATACCTCTGCATGAGAAGTGACGTTGAAGTCATTAAGTTCTGCGTCGGAGGGAATACCTGAACCCCGATAGACATCTCCATACCGGGTGGTGGCTTGTCTGAGACAGCCGCTTGCAAACGAGCCTCTCCGGCTTGCGGGCCAGCAGAAGGAGTTCCGGGAGGAGTTACGGGAGCACGACCTCCAAAATACTCTTGGAACTGGCTCTCTCTTTGTTTCTGTTGCTGTAAGCCAAGACCACGTTCGGCTAAAGTTAGTTTTGCTTGAGCAATATCTCGTTCGGTCTTCTCTTCTTCAGCCATAGCTCCGCGGACTTTACCGGCAGCTCTACCTAAAGCTTCTCCGAAGCCTCCGGTCTGTGTCGGCCCGAGAAAGCCTTCAGCCATCGCAAGAAGCGTCGGATCGAACAACCTGTTCTTACGGGCATCTAAAGACTCTGTAAGCCTTTTAAGAGCCTCTTCATAGGCTACATTCGCTTCCGTAGCACCGGGAAGATACGTCAAACCACCTTTGTCTGCCATGATCGTTCCTTAGACAGAGCCTGTGCCTGATTCGGTTTGTACGGCACCACTGGCTTCGCCACCAGCGTTTTGAACGCCCTGGTTAGCAAGAATGGATGCCCAATCCACTTGGTTAGTAACGCTCGGCCCGAGAGCTTTAAGGATGTTCTCAAATAAACCTGCAGCTCGAGTCGCAGCAGTTCCGGTCGAAGCAGCCCCGAGAAGCGACAACAAGCCAGAAATGTTCTCTAACCCGCTCTTAGCGTACTGACCCGCTTGTCCCGGGCCTGTAACCGTCTTAGTTTCACTCGTCGGGATATCAAAGCCTCTCAACAAAGCCTGAACCTGAGAAGCAGTCTTGAGCGGTTGATCTAAAAGACTCTGCTCATAAGCCTGTCGTGTTGTACCGGCCTTCTCTAAAGCTCCGACCTCTCCTAAACCAAGATCTTGAGCAAGTTTTGCGATATTGGCTTGCGTCTGAGCGGTCTCTCTTTCTAACCCGGCTTCCTTAAACGCAGCATCTAACGCCGTTTTATAACCTTCACTCAAAGCACCGTACTGTTGCCCCGTCAAGGTCTTAGACGCCTCTGCAAGACCCTGACCTAGAGCTCCGGCATATCGCTGAGAACCTAACTGCCCGGTTCCAACCATACCCATCCGCAAAGACGGAAGGATGTTTCGTTGGATATTCTGTTCAGACAGTCTTCCCATCTCCTCTACGACATTCTGCGTATAAGGATTCATAAAGGAAGCCAGTCTTTCCGGCGATACTCCGGTAGCCGCAGAAGCAGCCGTTTGTTCCGCAGCGCTTAAACCAGGTTGATAGGCTGCAGCAGCCTCTGGAAGCTCTGCATAAGCCCTCATCTGCAACGGATCTAATCCGGCAATCATTTGTCCAGGCGTTCTACTCAAAGCCGTTTGACCAGCTTGAGACAACCCAGACAGATAATCCGTGTAGTAACTCGGCGCAGTCTTAGCCTGCGTCGTAGTCGTCGTAATATCGGGTAGCGGAGAACCTTGAGTGATACTCATTTTGACCTCTTTGCCATAGCTAAATACTCCAGAGGAGACTTAGAGGGTGGCGGAATACTCTTTAAGGAACCACTGCGCTTATGCTTTCTGATCTCTTGACGCATTTTATCTAACAAAGCCGCGCCTGCCTTGTTAGAACCGTTTCCAAGCGCTGCAACGGTCTCTGCGTCCCATACGAACTCCCCATCTGCAAGCATGGCAGGAATATCGTCTGATTGTCCATCACCAGGACCTTCAACGTAAGCCCCCTGACGGAAGTCTAGTCTTGGCTTTCCTGCGTAATGAACAACCGGAAGACCGCCCTTAGCCATCAACGGAGTAATCAAACCCCCTCGAGCGGCTTCTAGTGGAGACTCTTCCTCTAGACCGAGAATAGATTCAACCTCGGTCGGTTCTCCGTAACTGAAGTAATTCATACCTTCCTCTTTCTTCGGAGGTTCTTCTGGCTCAAAACTCTTATCGACGGTCTTTTGGAAAGCCGCCAATGGACTCTCAAACTCTTTGGATGCTTCTCCGGTTGATAAGCTTTTCAGCGGAGAAAACGCTTCTTGTGTAACTGGTTGATCTGTCTGTCCGAGTAACGCACCTAAGCCACCACCGATAACCGTCGTACCGAGGTTTCTCAGGTTTATCCTCATCCGGTTAACTTCTTCTGCTTGTTTAGCAGCGTCATCCCGTTTTTTCTGTTCTTCTGCCTGCTTTCTTAAAGCCTCATCAATCTGCTCTCTAATCTCTTCCTCTGTAGGAGGAGGTGGAGAAGGTGGAGGTGGAGCAGGTGAAGGCTCCGGCGCAGGGCTCGGTGCTGGAGAAGGTGGTGGTGGCGGAGCAGGCGGAGGCTCCGGTGCTGGAGATGGTGCTGGAGACGGCGCAGGACTAGGTGCAGGGCTAGGTGCAGGAGAAGGTGCTGGTTCCGGTGCAGGAGATGGGGCAGGGCTCGGTGCAGGCTCTGGAGCAGGAGATGGCTCCGGGCTTGGCGCAGGACTTGGAGCGGGTTCTGGTGCAGGACTCGGTGCCGGGGTTGGCGCTGGACTCGGTTCTGGACTCGGAGCCGGACTAGGTTCAGGAGCAGGGCTAGGAGCGGGCGGGGTGTAGATCGTATCTGTCGGTACTCCGCCTCCGACAAATTCGGATGAACTGACATCTGTTGCTGGCGCAGGAGCGGATGTTGGCGTAGAAAACTGATATCCCTGCGGAAATCCTTGTTGCT